GCCAGGCGTGCCCACCCAGAGGGGGTGAGCATCCATGCCGCAGTGCCTGTACGACCACCACTCAAGCAATACCCACCCGTCGTCAGTTGGGACCCGCATGGTGGCATTCAATGTCTCGACTGCCAAGCGCCTCCCGAGCTCTATGGGCATCCCACGGCTCACCATCTCCCAGACGTTGTCGCTGACACTCTGCACCGCGGAATCGTACCAGGTGTATACGTCCTTGTACCAATTTCCTGATGCGAACTGGGCGAGCGGAGCGAACAACGGCCGGGTTGGGAGCCCGCTTGCTGACGACATCCGCTGCAGGAACTCATGGTAGTCTGGGTCACACATCTGCTTCTCGTTCTTCAACACGAACCCCATAGCTCTATGGACAAACAAGTACAGCAGGCACTGCACCCAGTCGCCAAGGAGGGAGTCCTCGTCGTCACCTGTGTAGTTGGCGTCGATGAGGCGCACACTGGGGTCAAGCTTCTGCGCATAGCGTACCGCCATACGGCTGTAGACGCCATGCAACAGTGTGTTGTCACGAGCGGTGTCCCGGTCTCCTGAGAATAGACCACCAAACACGCGCCACAGGGCATCACCCATCTTCACCACCTTCACCCCGTGCGCCTTGGCTACCCAGATTGCAGCCCGGACCTTGTCACGCATACAAGCCATGCCACGCGCGTGCTTGGCCCAGGCACCAGCCATATGCCAGTTGAGGTGCTTGAGAGTCAGCCCTTCATGCTCCGTGTTGTAGTCACTATAGTCGATGGACGACCACCTGCTCCCGCGCGGAGCAGAGCGCCCGGCCCGCACCCACCCGAGCACGTCAGCAGGGGTCTGTTTGGCCTTGATCCCGTGTATGTTCATATGCTTCTCCAGGTGCACCGATGCGTAACCGGAAATCACGAACTCGGGGTCGCCCACAGCGTACAGCGCACGCGCCTTTCCACCGGGTTCGGGCTTCGTACTAGCACGCGCCACATAGGCATAGGGCTGGCGCTCCAAACGTTCCCTGGCATAGGTGTCAGGGAGCTCTTCATACACCGCCTTCTTAGTCGGCCGTGCACCGGATGTCAGACGCGAGTCAGAGGCCTTAACCTCGTCGCACTGGTGCCTGAGAGATGACGACCCCGAAGGCGCCCAGGCCCAACGCGCTGCCCACCACTCATCGAGGGTGTCCAGCCGCGCCTTGTTGACTGCATTGCCCACTACCTCATTGCACAGTGTGTGCAGGTGCTCCTGGAGGTCCTGCTCCCACACGCCCCGGTAAAGGAAGCCATCTTCGTGGAGTCCCATGTGCACGGGGATGTTCTTAGTCCTCCGGAGGTACTCGGCCTCCCAGTCGGCCTCATCCTTTGAGCGGAATGTGCAGGTGAACACCTTACGCAGTAATAATACCTCGTCGGGCCCAGCCGCGTAGGGCCTGGGAAGTATGGGGCACCGTCGCAGCGCGTTGAGCCAGTCCTTGTACACGTCCCGCCACTGGTCTAGGGGTGTGCAGTGGAAGCCTTGGGACAGTAAGTACTCGCGCACCGGCGCAGCCAGGGAGTTGAAGCCGACCAACATTGCCGCGACGGCCCACTCTGCATACCCTTTGTTCACAGTCATCAGCACGCGCTCCCAATGCAGGGGTTCCCTCCGGAGCGCCGTGTACACAGTGGTGACGGTGAGTTGGATGATGGCGCCGGTCCCGGTGTCACCCCTGGAAAAG